TTTGTAAATTATGTCTATAATTTGCGTGTTTGCAAATAACGTTGTACTATATTAAACATAGCTTACAGGCAGCTTATAACCTGGCGAATACGCACCTATGCGGGATTAATAGGGGTTCATGCAACTTTAAACATGCGGCTACGTTCACGACGGCAAAAGTGAGATTGACATATGGATGATGAAGTAGTTTTAGCGGAAGAATCTGCACCTGGCGAGCAACCACAAGTAGAAGAAGTGGCGGCAATCCAAGAGAAGATGATTCCTGCGTCGCGTGTTGAAGAGTTAATTAAGAAAGCTAAACTCAAAGGACGAGATGCGATGCAAGACGAATTAGAAGCTTTACGGGCAGAAAATGGTCAGTTGAAGTCTGGCGGCGGGTCAATGGGCGGCATGGCTGCTCCGATTGACGTAGACGCTTTGAGGAAGGAAATCATGGGTGATTTTCGGAATCAGCTTCAGCAAGACGAAGAAACCCGTGTTCAGGCTGAACTTGAGCGCGAAGCTCAAAAGATGGCTGACGATTATAAAGCACGGATGAGCAGCGGTAAGGACTACCATGAAGACTTTGATGACATCATGGCGGACTTTAATCCATCAGCTTTCCCTAATCTCGTTTATTTAGCGACACAGACAGAGAACACTCCGTCGGTTATGTATGAGCTGATGAAGAATCCGTCTAAGTTGGCAACGATAGCGATGTTATCTACGCAAGATCCAAAACTGGCTCAACGGCAGATAAACCAACTATCAGCGTCAATTAAAGCTAATGAGCAGGCTAAAGCCGCAGAAAAGGAGGTTCAATCACCTCTCAGCCGTATGCAGTCTTCCCCAGCGGGGCGAGACAATGGCGATACGAGCATCGCGGACTATAAACGCATGTTCCGAGGGTAAAACCTAACTAATTGTCTCGCCTGGAAAAATATTTTTTCAGGAGAGCAGCATGGCGCTACCTAATAATATTTTGCAGAACGTCCAAACCTATAACAAGGCTGATTTGGCGTATCTTCAAAACTTATCTTGTTTCATCAACACAGCAAACAAGAAATATAAAGATTTCGAAAAAGCGAATCCAGCTAACTTGGGCGACACCATTACCTTTGACAAACCACCACGTTTCGTCGCGGCTGATGGCTTAACCGTAAACTTCCAAGCTGTAGAGCAAAGACTTGAAACGCTGACTGTTGACCAAGCGCGAAACGTTGGTATCAATATTTCAGCACAACAATTAATTTTCAACTTAGAAGACTACATGTCTCGCTTCGGCAAAGCTGCTGTAGAAGAGCTGGCTGCTGTTGTTGAATCAAACGTTGCTGAGCTTTGTGTAACTGCTCCTTACCGCTTTTATGGTAACGGTGTTACACCTATTAACAGCTTTGGTCAATTGGCTTCTGCGTTGGCTCTGTTCCGTAACTACGGTGCTGCTCCTTATGCTACCAAAGGTTACTTGCTTGACATCGCGATTCCTGACATCGTTAATACAGGCTTAAATCAATTCGTTCCTAAAGGTAACGATGAGTTACGTAATAGCTGGGAACTTGGTGCGTTTAGCCGTTGCGAATGGTACGAGTCTAACTTACTTCCTACGCATACAGCGGGTAGTGAAGGCCAAGCGCAAGCAACATTAACTGTTGTAAGCACAACTCAAGATGCAAACGGCGCAGTTACGGCGATTACCTTCAGCGGCTGTACATCAGCTAGTGATGCGGATTCTGTTAAAGAAAATGACAAATTCCAATTCCAAGACGGTGTATCTGGTCAAACAAACTTGCGTTACTTGACGTTTATTGGTCATAAAACTTCGTCTAACCCTGTTCAGTGTCGCGTTACTGCAGACGCTGCAAGCACAGGTGCTAGCCAAGTTACTGTGACAATTGACCCTCCTTTACAGGCTGCTTTTGGCAAAAACCAAAACATCAACACGCCTATCGTGGCAGGTCAGCAAATTAAGTTCTTGCCATCGCATCGCGCGGGTATGATTCAGTCTGGAGACCAGTTCTACATGGCTATGCCTCCTTTACCTGACACAGACCCATATGCAAGCTCAGTCCAAACCGACCCTGAAACAGGCGCTTCATTGCGTATGTATACCGGTGCTCAGTTTGGTCAGAACTTGTACGGTACCGTGCATGACTGTATTTGGGGTAAAACACAGGTCGCCAACAACGCGATGTCTGTTATTTTCCCACTGTAATCAGATTAGGCCCTACGGGGCCTATATTAAGGAGTAATTATCATGGCTGTTGCAATTCCTGTTGTAAATGCACCAAATCTGTACGTGGATAACTTAGAGTTATCATGGACAAGTGACGAAGTGGTAGCGATTGCTGCTGGTCGCGCGCGTAACAGTACAGACGCAAATGACATCATTGTTGAATCTGCTTTAGCAGTCAGCAATATTGTGTCTGGTGTTAATGGTTTAGATACCGGCAGTGTTGCCGCATCGACCATGTACGCTGTTTATGTTATCGGTAGCTCTTTGGGTGTCGTTGAGCCTGCTGGCTTACTGTCACTTGCAAGCAATGACGCTCCAACACTTCCTTTCCAATACGACATGTATCGTCGCATCGGTTGGGTATTGACGGACGGCACATCAGATAACTTGTTATTTTGGCAGTACGGTAACGATAAAACACGTCAATATTATTACGATGTAGGTATTAGCGAGCTATCAGCTGGCTCGTCAGCTACCTATGCTGAGATTGACTTAGCTACCAGCGTTCCACCAATCGCAACTAACGTGATTATGGATGTCGCGTACACACCTAACGGCGCAACCGATGTTGCTGAATTCTTGCCATTCGGCTCTTCAGCTACCAACGGTATCGTTCGTTTCGGGTATGGCGTAGCAGGCGCTCAGGTTGGTCAAGCGGTCATCCCATGCCAGCTCGACTCAGGCGTTCCTAAAATCCAGTACAAGGTAACTTCTGGTGATGCGTTGACCCTGTTGACTTCAGGCTTCTACGATTACTTGTAAGGCAAACATAAGCGACGGGGAGGCAGTCTCCTCGTCTCTTTTCAAGCGGACGGAGGGGTTATGGCATATTTAACAAGTACTTTGGTCGCTAATGCCTACTATATTTCCAACATCGTAAGTCGTGAATTTGAGACCATCACAGCCGCTCAGGCATCGGATGGACTTAACACGCTCAATGACTTATTAGCTGACAAAACAGCTAACAACAGCATGATTCCATACACCGACCGGTACACGTTTAATGCCGTGGCTGGACAGGAAGCGTATGAAATCCCCGGCCTCATTTACGCCGACACATTTACGTTTTTTATTAACAGCGTTCGCTATCAGACACGGAACCAACAACGCCAGCAATTCTTTGGCTCGTTCCGCGCGATGAACATTGAAAGCCTGCCTTTTAACTGGCATGCCGAGCGAAACTTTGGCGGAAGCACGATTTATTTATACTTCCTCCCAGACTCAGCTTTCCCGCTCGAGATTTGGGGGCAGTTCGCGCTATCTGAGGTAACTCAGTTTCAAGACTTATCACTGACGTTGGATAGGTTTTACCTCAACTATTTAAAATATGAGCTAGCCGTTCGTCTATGCAAAGAGTACGGCTACGTTGTGCCTGTTGGCGTTAAAGAGCAGCTCGACGAATATTATCAATGGATTAGCGCCAGCACCAACACTGTCGACCTGAAGATGGAGAAGGTCTCCACACTGAGTGGCGGAACGACCATTAACTATGCCATCGTGAATCTTTCGGGCGGATGGGTGCCAATTTAACCAGTTAGGATAATAATATGACTGTTACGACAGGCTCACAACAGATACCTATTGAGATTGTTGGAAGCTCAACATTTGGTCGCTATGAAACCGTAAGCGCTTCACGCACCTACAATATGTTCATTACGACATCTGGCGATGGTAAAGAGCAGTGGTTAGTCAATTTTGCAGGCTATGAATCGGTTAAACTTTTAATTCAAGAGGGGACTTCCGTAGTTGGGCGCGGCATCTTTCATAGCATTCGTGGTGACTTTCTTCTTGTGGTCGTGGGTACGTCTATTTTCAGGATTAATGATATCACTCAGCCTGTTGGAGCTCCGATTGGTGTTTTACTTTCGTCAGTGGGTGAGGTCTCTATTGATGAAAACCTAGCCTCTCAAATTTGTATCGTTGATGGAAGTGTTGCCTACATTTACAATTATGCCACAGGTGCGTTTGGTCAGGCTGTTTACAGCTCCGACCCCACGCCTGATTTCACGCCTAACTATGTTACCTTTCAAAACGGATTCTTTTTGTTTGGCAATGCCAACCAAACAGCAACGGGTAATACCTGGTTTGTATATACATCGGGAACTGGTTTAACACTAAATTTTCAGGCGGAACTTGCATTACAAACAAAGCCTGATTATGCATTAGCGGTTATACCTATCCCGGGGCATGCGAATTCTGTTTTAGTTTTAGGTAGTTCAGTTTCTGAGATTTGGTCTCAAGTTGGCTCGTTGGCTACTTATCAGCGCAACCAGAGTTTAAACATCGATTACGGGTGCGCCTCAGTCTCTACGATTGCATCCAGTGATACATTTATTGCGTGGCTGGCTATTAATGAAAAGTCATCGCCATCCATTATGGTGATGGCAGGTGGGCAAGCGCAGCGAATATCGTCAGATGGTATTGATAACTTAATGGATACTATCCAGCATCCTGAAGACTCTACAGGATTTTTCTTTCGTCAAGATGGTCATTTGTTTTATGTTTTAACATTCTACAATGCTGCCGATAACCTAACGTTAACGTATGACTTTACGACGGAGAAGTTTTTTGATTTGACCGACTGGGATTATTCTTACTTCCCCGCGCGTCAGGTCGCTTACTTCCAGCAGCAACTTTATTTTGTAAGTCTGAAAGATACCAAGCTGTACGACCTGGGTACAGATATCACGCAATACATCACGTTCCCCGGTCTTGAAGAATACGATATCCCTCGCATTCGATTGACAGATACATTTAGGTTGCCAACGCCTGAGAAGTTTAGGATTAACCTGTTTACGTTTGTGATTGAGTCAGGAACGACGCCGGGTATCAGTGATATTGTCCAATGCAGTGGTTATATTTTGAACGAAGAGAGTGGCGCGATTATTTACACTGAGGACGATTTGCCGTTGCTGATTGAGAGCGGTTCTTGTGGGATTATCAAACCACGTGTAGATTTAACTATATCTAAAGATGGCGGCATCACCTGGTCAAATACGGTTCCTTATGTTATGCATGCAACTGGCAAGTATCAGTCTCAGCCACGATTTAATCGTCTCGGCACTGGTAACAATATCACCTTCCAGCTTCGCTTTTGGAATAGTGCTAGGGTGGTCGTAAAAAATGGCGCGGTAGAGGTGGGCCCTTGAATATTCCAGCATTCATCAATGTGACGTTTACGGACAAGGAAGGAAAGTTAACGCCTGCCATGCAGTTCTATAATGACCAATTGAACCAGGTATTGTTTAATGGTGTTGGGCCTAATGGCTTTACTGTTAGTCAGTTAACGACTGCGGATATCACCACACTGGCAGCTAATGTTAACATTCCATTAGGGACAGTTTGGTACAATACAAGTATAAATAAATTACAGGTTAAGACGGCGCCCAGCGTAGTCGAGACGATTTCAAGTTCATAAGGAGTGTGACATGAGTTGGTTATCAAAAGCTTTAGGACTGAGCCACAGTCAAAACCCAGCAAATGCTGCACAGCCTTATTTGCAGCAAATACCTGGTGTTGGCCATCAGTATTACGACCCGTATGTTCAACAAGGGCAGCAAGCCGGTCAAACCTTACAGTCTGAGTATGGCAAGCAACTCGACCCAGCAACCTTCATGAATCATTTGATGGAGCAGTATAAGCCGTCTGAGGCATCTCAGTTTCGTAAAGATGACTTGATGAAAGAGATGGCGGCTGTTGCTGGCCAGGGCGGTTACGCAGGAACACCGATGGCTCAGCGTCAGTATGGCGAGCAAGCTAACCGCATCATGAGTGAAGACCAGCAGCAATACCT